ATTATTTAGGCGACCATGATATAAAACGCAGAAAACGTACAGTAATAGGAAAAGGCGGAAAACTTGAAGAAATATACAATCTTCCAAACAATCGGCTTATAGATAACCAATACAGCAAAATGATAGACCAAAAGGTTAATTATATTTTATCTAAACCTATAACATTTGAGTGTGACAATGAAGAATTTAATAAAGAACTAAAAGAAATATTTAACAGAAAATTCATGAGACTTTTAAAAAACATAGCTGAAGATAGTTTAAACAGCGGTATAGGCTGGCTTTACGTTTATATAAACGATAAAGGCAGTCTTTCTTTTTGCCGTTTTAAGCCTTATGAGATACTTCCGTTTTGGAAAGATACAGACCATACTGAGCTTGATTGCGCTGTTAGAATTTACAACGTACAGACTTACGACGGACATATAAAGAAAATAATACAAAAGGCAGAAATATATAAAACAAACGGAATAGAAAGATATATACTTGAAGGGAACAGGCTTATACCTGATATAGAAAATCCATTAGAATTTTATATAACAGATAAAAATAAAAAAGGCTATAATTGGGGCAGACTGCCTCTTATAGCGTTCAAACAAAATCATAAGGAAATACCGCTGATTAAACGTGTAAAGGCTCTGCAAGACGCATTAAATACAATACGTTCTGATTTTATGAACAACATGCAGGAAGATGCAAGAAATACAATACTTGTATTAAAAAACTATGATGGTACAAACTTAGAAGAATTTAGGCATAACCTTGCATTATACGGCGCTGTTAAAGTTAAAAGCGTTGACGGTGCAGAAGGCGGGCTTGATGTACTTAAAGTTGATGTAAACAGTACAAATTATACAGTAATATGCGATATGCTGAAAAAAGCCATAATAGAAAATGCGAGAGGATATGATTCAAGGGACGAGAGAATGAACAACAATCCTAATCAGATGAACATACAAAGTATGTATTCTGATATAGACCTTGATGCGAATGGAATGGAAACAGAATATCAAGCGGCATTTGAGGAAGTTTTATTGTTTATTAAAACCTATTTAAAAGATATTGGAAAAGGTGATTATTTCAATGAAGAAGTTAATGTTATATTCAACAAAGACCAATTAATAAATGAAAGTGAGGTTATAGAAAATTGTAAAGCGTCATTTGATATTTTATTTGATAAAACAGTTATAGAGCAGCATCCATGGGTTAATGACGTAAATGCTGAACTTGAAGAAATAAAAAAACAAAAAGACGATTTAATTAAATCAGAACAAGAAAATAATAAGGATTATTTTGGCGGTGCTGCTGATGAATAATAAAAATTATTGGCAAAACCGTTTTGAGCAGCTGCAGGAAAGTCTTTTAAAACCGGCAGATGATTATATTAATGAACTTGAAAACGCATACAATCAAGCGCAGAGAAGTATAGAAAAAGATATAGCTTTGTGGTATCAAAGATTTGCGGATAATAACGGAATAACAGACATGGCTGAGGCAAAAAGACTTTTAAAAAGTAACGAACTTAAAGAATTTAAATGGGACGTATACGAATACATAAAATACGGAAAAGAAAATGCAATAAGTCAAAAATGGGTTAAAGAACTTGAAAATGCCAGCGCTAAAGTACATATAGACAGGCTTGAAACAATAAAGATACAGGCAAGGCAGGCAATGGAAAAGCTTTATAGCGGGCTTGAGAGTAATACTAATAAAATAGTAAAAAATACATACAAGGATAGTTATTATAAAACTGCTTTTGAGACGGCAAATGAAACAGGCATATATAATACACTATCAGGCATTGACAATCAGACATTAGAAAAAATTGCAAAAAAGCCATGGGCAAGCGATAAGATTAACTTTTCGGAACGTATATGGGGATATAAGACAGAATCTATAAATATAATTTATAATGAACTTACAAAGGGGATTATAAGCGGAAAGACTGTTGATGAAATGTCAAAAAGTCTTTCAAAAGCAGCAAGAGTAAAGGAAAGTTATGCAAGAAGGCTTGTTTTAACTGAAACGGCGTATTTTTCATCTTTAGGAAGTAAAGAATGTTTTGAAAAACTTAATGTTAAAAGATATGAAATAATAGGAACTTTAGATAAAAATACATGTGAGAAATGCGGAAATCTTGATAAAAAAGTTTATGATTTAGAAGAATTTGAAATCGGAGTTACAGCCCCGCCTTTCCATTGTAATTGCAGATGTACAACAGCGCCATATTTTGATGATGAGTTTACAGAGGACGAAGAACGATTCGCAAGAGATGAAAATGGAAAAAGAATCTATGTTGATTCTAATATGTCTTATAAGGATTGGAAAAAGAAATTTGTAGATAACAATGATACTAATACACCTCAATATAATAATGAGAATAACAATGATAAACAAAAATCTTTTAATTTTGATGAAAATAAAATAAAGGATAAAATAAACGATATATTAGAAAAATCAGATATAAGCAAAAATCATAAGTATAATATGCAATATTACATTTCAACGGCTGAGTTTGAAGATAGGACAGATATAAACGGAGCCTTTGCATATATGCCGGAATATGATATAATAGCGTATAATAAGTTAAATCCACATATTAATTCATATGATTTAGATTATGCTATTATTCATGAATTAACACATAGAGCAGATATATTAATGTATAAAAGCGTTGAGAATGAAGAATTTAGACAGGCTATTATTGAGACAAAAAAGACCTTGATGGAACAAAAAGAAGAAATACAGGCATGGTTTGTTAAAGGCGGAAAATACAAGAATGATTTTGCATTTTCTGATATTATTTATATATTGTCAGATGGTAAAATTGACACATTTGCTGGACATAAAAACATATCATTTGATGTTAAAATTATGGAGATTTTTGCAAATATAAGCTGTATAGACATAATGAATTTAGATAGTAAAG